TTTCTATTTTTTCACGAGAAACGGATGTCTTATTGGACATTTGATTGATGTAATTGACACCCAAACCACATTCTTTACATAATCTACCGATAGAAATGTTGTTGTCCTTTGCAAGTTGCTTTATTCTACTTGCAATCATTTGTGGATTTTGCATAAATTACACCTCCGTTTTTTGTAGAATACCACAATATCACGCCGAAAACGTGAAAATTAGTTGGCATTCACGTTAAAGCGTGATAATATGGTTTTGTTGATTTTTCAAAACAGAATATTTCGAATTAGTTTAATATCCCCATATTAAATTAATTTACCCTTTTGAAATGTGTTCCCCAACACGTTTTATTTGTAATGGATAAAAGAAATATCCTTGTTTTTTATGTGTTTATTATAGCACATTATAAGGGAAATGTCAATCATATTGACGTAAATTTTGTAAAGAAAATGTAATAAAAGAAAAGAAATTGTAACAAGAAAGGAAGTGATGAAAGTATGATTTCAATAATTCAAAAACCAGTCAGTTTTAAAATACGGCGTAAGTCAGATATTAAAACATTCAAAAATGTTTGTTTGTGTAATGGTTCAAAGTACATAATTAAAATCAATCCGAATTATATCTTCATGTTAGAGAAAACGGAGAATAATATAATAGGAACTATTAAACAAGGTGATTTATTCAATATTTTTAATCCCGAAATTCAGATTAATGTGGATGAATGGGTTTGGAAATTGCGAAAATATATTAATAAAAAATATTTTTCGTAGAGAATATTATATTGAGCGTTGAAATGAAACACTCACCTATACGGTTTATACTTTCCGAGCGGAAAGATAAAAAAGTAGTTTTGCTATGTATATGATAAAGGGAAAGGATGTGAAATGTATGTATCTAATTGGCTTGGCTATAACAGGTGTCGGCATTGGCATAGTGTTGGCATGTAAACTGCAAGATTATTAGTGAAGAATGATTATAAAAATTAGGACAAGGAGTGTAAAAGAGTGAATGATGATGAGAAAGAAACTTTAAGAAAATATTATCTTGACAATGAAATGAGAGAATTGAAAAAGATTGCTAATCCAATCATCAAGCAAAGAAACTTTCCTATGATGGAACATGATGATTTATATTCTGATGCAATGAAAGTTGTGGAGGAAAGTCTTGCGAGTTATGACGAAAACAGAAATTGTTCATTTAAAACATTTCTTGTTGGGAATATTAAACGTTCATTTTATGATTACAGAAAAAAGGGCAATCAATGGAAACGACGTAATCTTGAAACTGAATCTAATGGTAAATTGAAAAAAGATGAAAATGGGCATACAATTCCTATTCAAAATGTTTCATTAGATGCCGAAACAGAAGATGGAATTAGTTTGGCTGAAAAAATTCCTTATATAGAGAATAATACTGATGAGGAAGAATTATCTCCACAAATGGAGGAATATCTAAATGGGTTATCAAAAGTTCAAAGAAAAATTCTTATCCATTTGGCAGATGGATATAAAAAAGAAGAAATTATCGCTATGTTAAATATTGATGATTTTTTATACAAAGATAGCATTATGGCTATTAAAGATGAAAAAAATAAAAGAAAAATACGAATGCTTATTAGGAGGTAAAATAACATGGATGGATATAGAATTGAAAGATGGTCGGTAGAACAATATATGGACGATGTACATACACAAATAATACAGCCTGAACCAACAGTACAACGTGGTTGGTCTTGGACAAAAGAGGCTTTAAACGGACTAATATGGTCGGCTGTCAGTGGGATAGTTTTTATTCCAAATTTAATTCTTGCTGAAACAAAGTCTGAATCCGGTATAAAGTCTACATATATTGTAGATGGTGGTCACAGAACAGAAGCCTTGAGAAGATTTAGATATGGTGAATATAAAGTTACTAATGAAATTCGTGAGCCTATAGTCAGATATAATAGGAAGAAACTCAATGAAGAAGGTAAAGTGGTAAAAAATCAATATGGTGATATTATATGGGAAACAGTCGAATATGATTTGAGAGGTAAAACATATGAAGACCTTCCAACGGAATTAAAACGACAGTTGAACAAAGGTCAGTTAGCGGTAACAATTTATCAAAATTGTGAACAAGGAGATTTACCCACACTTGTTAACATTTATAATAATCACATTGCAATGAATGCTTCACAGAAAGCCCTTACGTATGTAGGAAATTTTGCAAAAGAAATAAGAAAAATAAAAAATACCAATGAATTTTTGAAAGACGGTACAATTTTAACAGAAAAACAAAAGAATGACGGAATATGGGAAAGAGTTATTTCAGAATGTGTTATGGGTGTGTATCATTTTGATAATTGGAAAAAAGCTCCTAAGAAAATATGTGATTATTTGAACTTCAATTCTACAATGGAAGAATATCAACAAATTGAACAGTATTTTAATAGGATTGCTCCATATTCAGATAAACTTGAAAATAGAAAAGTAGCAGATTTATTCACATTAAAAGATACAGTGGTATGGATAATGGCATTTGATAAATTTGATAAGCTTGGCTTAGATGATAAGAATTTTGGAGAATTTTTAAATGCTTTTGAGAGCATGAGAAACAAAGAAGTGAATGGCGTTACTTGGGAAGAACTCGATGAAAACAAAAGCACTAAAGATAAGAAGGTTGTGAAAAACAAAGTAGACCATATTCTATATTTAATGAAAGAATTTTTGGGTATTGAAGATAATGATGCATTGTCAAATGAAGAAAATGTTGAAAATGATGTTTGCGACAATACTCAAAACAGTGTACAGAAAATAGAGAATAATATATTAGAAGGAATTGAGCAAGAAGATATAGAATTTTACGAAACAATGATTGAGGACGTGTTGCCAAGTAATTCCGAACTGGCACAAAAAGCACACGACGAATTAGTTAAGCTGATAGATTATTCTTGTGAAAAAGATTATGATATGGCGTTAGAAAAATGGTTAAAAACGATAGACGAAAGTGTATTAATTTCGAACAATAAAACAGAGAACTATAATAATATGAAGAAACTTTTCATTGAGTATATGCTTAATCAAGAAAAGAATGTGGCGTAAAGGAGAGTGATACAAATGATATTTATAACAGGAGACACACATGGAGATTGGAAAAATCGGTTTAAACCTGAATGTTTTCCGATAGGACAAAGTTTAAATCGAAGTGATTATGTCATTGTGTGTGGTGACTTTGGTTATTGGCACGACACTGATATTGAAAGGAATAACCTTGATTGGCTTGAAAGTCAACCATGGACTACATTATTTGTAGACGGCAATCATAGTAATTTTGACCGACTAAAGAAATTGTCGGTTGAAGAATGGATTGGCGGAAAGGTACATAAAATTCGCCCACATATAATTCATTTGATGAGAGGACAAGTATTTACTATTAACGGTAAAACATTCTTTACATTTGGTGGAGCACAATCTCATGATATTAGTGACGGGATTTTAGAAACTGATGATCCAAGAATTGCGGAATGGCAATACGACTATTGTAAAATGTTTCGTGTAAACCATATATCATGGTGGCAAGAAGAATTACCATCGCAAAAGGAAATGGACGAAGGTATTGAGAATTTGACTAAATATGATAACAAAGTGGATTATATTATAACACATTGCCCACCAACAAAGACTTTAGATGTAATGAATATGAGTAGAGGTTTCTTTGATAAATTGAAATCGGATAGATTAACGAATTATCTTCAAGAAATCCAAGAGAATATTCACTATGGAGCATGGTATTGTGGACATATGCACGAGAATAATTGTTACAAAGATGATATAACTGTTTTGTATCATTACATTATAAAGATTGGTGGCGATGCTCAATGATATATGTAATCACTAATGGAGAACAATACGTTAGAACCAATCCAAATGGGCGATTGGCATGGTCGGGTAATCCGACTTTAGCCAACTCGTTTGAGACCTTCCCAGCTGCATTGGGTTTCTTAAAGACCAAAAGAGTACAAAATTTCTTGAAAGGAAGTTCAAAACGAAGTCGTGTAGTTGAATTGACGGATGGATATGTACCAATTGAGAAGCCAGAGGATTGTGGTGAAGAAGAACCAAGTGATATAAATAACATTAAGTCTATGGATATAGACGGATTGTTAAAAGCACCTCATTTACCAGATAAGAGAAATCCATATACATATTATAACAAGTTAGAAGTAGATATATTAGATGTTGATATGGCAAGTATCTTACAATTGGCAAGCAAAATCATAAGTGAAATAGATAAACAATATGAGAATATGAGATATCTCGAAAAAGAAATGGATTTGAGAATTTGTGATACACGTCATTTTAAAAAGAATGATAAAACAAAATTAAGTGCAATTGCGGCACAACGACTCGAATACTATGAACAGAAATTAGATGTAAAGAGAGATATTTATAAAAAGAATAGACAAATTCTTGAGTTGTTTAAAGATGATATAAGTAAATTTAAAGATAAAAATTTTCCAAATGAGATTAAAGCAATTAAGAATACTCCGTATCAATATAGACGTATATCATATGAAGTGTTAAAAGATTATTGTAACGGAAAGTACAGAAAGGAGAAAAAGCATGAAACAAAAAGAGTATCAAAAACTATTAGAACTAGTGTGTAATAAACAAGACAGTTTGTTAGCCCATGGATTGTGGGATAGCGAAGAATACAAGTTGATGGAGCGACTTAAAGTCAAGCTAAAGAAGAAAACAAAAAAGAAATAAGGAGAATATAACTATGAAAGAAGTATTAATGTTACTATTGGCTATGATAATTGGTTTCGCCGGTGGGGCAGGAATGTTTGCGTTGATTTTACATTATTGCAATGGCAACGAAAAATCTGTTTCAACGAAGATAGACGATTTTGGTCAAAGTGCAGAAGTATGTGCTGAAAGTTTTAGAGGTTTGTCAAATGCTTTCAAAACAATGGGAGAAAGTATTAATAAGGGATATACAAGGTACATCGGAAACAGCGATAAGATGACCGAACAAGAATTTAAAGAAGCGTTAAAAATGAAAAATAAAAAAGGAGAATATTAATGATGAAAGAAATAAGCAAATCTAATGTTTTTGAAGTATCTATTAACGAAAAAGATAAAAAGAAAATAAACGGTGGTCGAGTAACAAGATCTTATATTAACAAGTGTTCAGAGATTGTAAAAAGATTGAAAGGAAAAATAAATGAATGATTTAAAAAAAAGTAAAAGTTACATGTTGCGAGGGCGAAGGTCAAGGCTCTTGCAAAAGATGTGTTGATAAAGGTATATGGAATCGAATGTGGATGAGTTTTCTATACAAAATAGAAGGACTTGAAGGCTATTATTGTGCAAAATGTGTAGATGAAATAACGGAGGAAATGAAATGAGATTTTTTAAAGTAGAAGAAATTGACGAAGATACATTCACAAAGCAAGCAGGTAGTTATGAGAGTATTTTTGTTAGTGGTTCTCAAAGAGGTAAGGACAGAGCGGTATATGCGTTCGTAGATGAAACAGAGGACGAGTTTGAGATATATTTAGACGAGTTTGCGGAGGAAGAATAAAATGTTAAAAATTAAATTTTGGAGAATCGAAAATGTATTGTTAATGAAAGTGTTGGAGCAGGGAAACGAGATTAAACGAGGGGATTTTAAATTTTGCGCGTCTAATGGGATTAAGGTTACGAGTATAAGTAGCCCAGAACTAACACCAGCTTTTATAAACATAAGAGGTCGTGTGAAAGAATATGATGACAGTATTGTACCTCGTGAGTGCATTAATGCAGAAGAAGCAAAAGCAATGCTGGCTCGCTACATTGAAGCAGTCAAAGAATATAACACGTCCCTATTAAGAAAAAGTAATGACAAAGATGATATAGAGATAGAAACAGTTATTGCAGAATAGGTCAACAAATAAGGAGGATAGTTAATATGAAAGTAACGATTAATGCAAACGGTAAAACCGTTCAAGTTGAAATGACAGAGGAGCAGTTAAAAGAACTGGGAGTAATTAAGGAACGAAGCCGAACAGGATATGAGAGGGTTAAAAAAGATGAAACGTATTATGTAATTGATACAGAATACAATAGTATGTCGAAAATTACAGAGTTTAATGACCAAGAGGATGAGCAATGTTATAACGCAGGCAATTATTTCAATGATAAGATAATTGCCGAGAACAACGCAAGAGCTGATAAGCTGTTACGTTGTTTAAGACAATGGCAGGCACAAAACGACAAACCGATTTCTATGTCTGATTGGAAAAATGATAATATTTCGAAATACTATGTAGATTATGATTGTTTTCATGAACTGTTTTTCGTGACTTATGCTGTTCGTCGTCGATCCCTAAATAATATATATTTCACATCGGATGAAAAAGCTAAAGAGGCTATTGAAGTATTCAGAGATGAACTGCTATGGTATTTTACTGAATACCAACAACGTCTTGACGAAGAACAAGGAGAGTGAACAAATGGGATATTACAGAGTGCGTAAAAATTGGAACAATGGTAAATGGGATAGTTCACAAATTTGTGCATATACGGACAAGCAAAAAGCAATCCAAGAATGCACAGAAGAAAGGGTGCAACAGGGATATAAAGTGTTTGACCCAGATGGTAAAATTGTCTATCCAATTACATTGGAAAGGCAAACGAAAATACTAAAAAATGATGGCGCTATTCCTGATGACGAAATTGAATATTGGAATGACATATTTAATAAGAAGAAACTCGTTCACTTGGACGATTTGAATGTGATTATTAACCGATATTCTGAACTGTTAAATAAGAATGAAACAAAGATAGTTTCACATAATGGAATTCGTATGTTGAGAGTACCATCAAATAGATTCCAAATTAAATTGGTTGATAAATCAAAGAGCAACTTGGACGAAGATACATATTTTAATCTTGGTTATTTTGCAAACTTCAAAGAGGACGGAATTTTCTTTACTTTGCCAGTGGCAAACCTTGTAGCCGACACAGATGAAAACACACTTTCATCGCCATGTTTGAAATATTTGAAGGAACGAAAAGTCAAGGATAATAAGGTTTATTTCTATGCAAGTCAAAATGCGTCTGATCAGTTTAAAACAAAAGACGTGTCTACATTGATTATTTGTAATGACAATACAGTTTTTATTGATAAGTACAACAGTTTATATGATGAAGATGTTAAATATGCCGTTTCGGGTGCTCCGATTATAATTGATGGTTTAAGAGCAACGACAGAATATTTGGACGAAGGTTGGGATAATTCGATAGTTAGACCGACAGTCCACGGATTTTTAGGAGTCAAAGATAATTATATCTATTATTTTTACATTGAAACAAAGACCTCAAATTGTATTACAAGTGGAGAGATTTACGACAAAATTAAAGATTGTGGATTTTCTGATGTTATTAAAGTTGATGGTGGTGGAAGTTTCTATTGTAAAATCAATGGAGAAATTCAAAAGAGTACAAGTGAGAATAGACAAATTAATAACATTGGTGTTGTGATGTAGAGAAAGATGTAGAGAATTAAAAGGGGAATCATAAAATGAACGATGATATAGAATTGGTCAATGCTGGCGAGTATCTCGATAAATTGTATGCTTATATGTGTACATCAAAATTGTATTACTACGATATACAATATATGTTTTCGACAACTTTATTGGAATATCGGTTAAAACACAATATGACCCTAAAAGAAATGTCAAGTTATTTAGAAGTAACTCCGAAAATGCTTTCTAAATATGAAAGTGGAGATTACAATTTTTCACTTTCTCAAATTTGTGATATATGTGAAAAATTAAATCTAAAACTTAGTCTTTCGATTATTGAAAATTAAACACAAAGGAGAATATCGTTATGGTAACAAAAACGATGAAATTATCGGATATAAAGATTTCGGATGCTTTTGCAAGGACTCATGTGTCCGAAAGAAAACTACGGAAATGTAGAAATTATTTCGAAAAATTCGGAAAGCCGGATAGAGAAATTGTGGTTGCTTCCGACGGAATTCTTAGCGACGGCTATATTATGTATCTTATTTACAAAGAGAATAATATAGAAGATGTAGAAGTCAGAGTCGAAGATTGGGGAGCAAGTAGCTATAGAAATGAACGAACGATGTATATTTACGGTAGACATATCAATGGAAATGATGTTGATAATAAAACATATATGTGGAGAGTTCCTTCAAATTGGATGAGATTCAGAGATAATGTCCAAATTGGTGATGTGATACTTTGCAAAACAAAATATGGGATAGGAATCGTATCGGTAACTGACAAAAAGATATATGATAAATGTCCGGTGAATTTTAGAGTGAAAAAGGTAGCGAGCAAAACAATTTTTAAAAAGAGGATTACAGAGGAAGGAGAAATTTACTATGGCGGTGCTGAAGAATTTTGATGGAAATGAATTATGTGTAAATTGCACTTGCGGTTGTGATGAGGGGATACATATTAAAATTGATAAATATAATACATTTCATTATGCTTTATTAGCGTTTACAAATGGCAAATTTTATGCTGAACAAGACTTTGGATTTATTAAAAAGTTAAAGAAAATTTGGGCGATTATATTCAATAAAGACTTTTATTATGCAGATATCTGTATGACGGAAAATGAATTCCATCAGTTTAAAACATGGATTAATCGACAGTAAGATTGGATGATATTATGACATATAAGACTTTGCGAGAAAGGGTTGAAGAACAACAAGTATCGCATAATGATTTATCACAAAAAGAGATTGATAAAAACTTGAAGATACATTGCAGAATTTAAAAGAATTGAGAGATGAATCGGCGTTGTACTCAACTTCTAATTTGATGAGAGAACTACAAATTATTAGAAATGGTTACGTAAAAGGAGAATAATGATATGGGTAAAATACATAGTGTAGCAATATGTAAGAAGGAAACTTTCGAACAATGGAAAAGAGGAGAATTGTTATGTTTTGATGGAGTATTGTTGTCGCCTATTGATTGTGTAAGTTCAACAACTAAAGTTGCTGCTAAAAAATTATATATAAAAAATCAAGATGAATTTCAAAAGGATTGGGCAGACTTATCAAACGAAGCGAAAGAAAAGTGTTATGTGCAATATGTAATGAAACATGATACTAGTTATTGTGAGAACGGCGAAACGTATGAAGAATATATGAATGGTGACTTAGATAGTTATGAAATGGAATATACTTCAGAAAGCGGCGATGAACTTGTTGTATTCGGAAGATATGGTACAACAGATAGTGGGATACTAAATAGGCAGATGGACGCATTTAGACTAAACAGTATAGTTGATTGAAACGGCAGTTTCAAATGGAGAATTTCTATTATGGAAGAAATAAAAATTGACTGTGTTTATAATTATAAAGGATCAACGCATTCATACCTGACTGTACGCATTATGGATGTCAATAATTTTGAGATATATTCATCTCATGGAGAACTCATTGAAAAATTACATGATGTGGCAGATTGTTTTTATATTTTGTATTTGGTATCAATAGGGGAATATCCACGAAAGGAAGTATCATTATGAGCTTTACAAAAACATTTCCAATAAATACAGGAACATTTGTTATTGTTCAAGTAGGAAATACTAAGAGATTGGGTACGGTGGTTTGTTATCAATGTGTTACAGAGGAGGACGAAGAAGATATGGTTATGGTTTCTGGGTACAAAGAAAGTTGGTGTGGAGAATATTTACTTAGTGAAGTGAAAATTGCAACGGATGAAGAAATTAGGCATATATGAAAGGGAGAAAATGATATGTTATTAAGTGAAATTGCAGAAAAGATTATAGAAAAAGATCCGGAAGATTTCTTGAGATATGCTGTTGAGGTTGGTAATAGAGAAAAGTCCTATGAGGATTCTTTAATCAATCCATTAATAGATCATTACTTGTACAATGAATTAAATTTATGTTCTTGTGGATCACCTGATACCACTTTGGAAGTCATTCGAAGATATCTTCATATTCGGAAAGAA